CGACTATTTACAGTCATTTTCTTACTTTCAACCAATGTTTTAAACTTGGCACAACTTGCTAGTTTACTTTTATTAGTAGTATTGAATCCTCTACGGCCTTTACCTGCTTCACTAATAAAGATACCCGAAATGTTGCTTTCTCCATATTCATTTAATGATATGATAGCGGCTTCTCCTATACCATTACATTCAATACTATAATAGATGTTGTTGGGTTCGTTAGTACATTCTGCTATATATTTGTTTATCTGTGCCAATAGTTTGATTTGACTTGGGATATCAGTTTTATTATGTTTCCATTCACCTACTTGTGTAGTGGTGTTTGCTTCATAGATTTGAATAGCAGCAGGGTCACCACCTGTACCTAAACTTGGATCTAGTCCTACACAATATATATTACCCTTCTTTGGCTTCTCATACCAACGAACTTGGCCTATACGACTTACAGGTTCAATACCTTCCATCATTAATAATGTGTTTGGATTAATCAATGTCTCGTCAGCAATAATGAACTCACAACCAATCTCTCGGTTGAAACGATCCTCACCAAGCTGTGCTTTCATTTCATCAGCCCACTTTTGGTCTCGTCCTGGTTGCTCATTCCAGAATGCTCTATATGCTCTGAATCCGTTTACACCTAGTTCAGTTGTATTACCAAACTCATCTTCAGTCTTGTTGGCGCCCTTCCAGATGAACGCAAATTGATCCTCGTCACTGTTTGGGGTGCTAGTGATAATAGCTTTACCACCAGTAGATAGTGTTGGGGTGATAGCTGTCCAGAATTCTTTAGCGATACTTGGTCTAACGAATGCAAACTCGTCTAAGTATAATAGTGTAATAGACATACCACGACCTGTATTTTCAGTAGTTGTGGCACTTACAATACGACTACCGTTCTCAAAATCTAATGATCCTTTATTATATGTTGTTACACCTGCTTTAATGTGATCAGGGCAGTTTTCATATGCATAACGAATACGTTGCATAATCTCCTGAGCACCTGTATATTTGTGTGCCGCAACTAAGATAGTACTGTCTGGTACAAACATTGCATACCAGAGTAAGTAACCAGCCGCTGAAGTTGATTTGCCTGACTGTCGAGGCATCAAACTGATTGAATAACGATAGTTATGATATGTTTCAATCAATCGTTTTTGATAGGGCCACGGATGATAAACCATACTACCCTTTGTAGGGTGTTGAATCATAAAGAAGTTATCCATAAAATATAGATAACCCGTATCTGGGTCACAGCATTTAATAAAATCCTGTAGTTCTTTGTCAGTTTTGAAAACTGTTTTAGTATAAGGATTTTTTACTAATGAAGGTGCATTACTCATAACAAGTATTTATATGAGCAACTTATAAATGGTATTAAAAAGCACTCCTAAGAGTGCTTGTTGTTACTTAATATCTAATGGTCGTTGTTTAGTAGCAACTACACAATAGTATTTTTCTTTCATTTCTAATGGCTTATCAGCATCTGCTGGATTGGGAGCATTTAAATCAAACTCAAAATTGTCAAACTTATTGATAGAAAATCCGGTACGTTCTAATAGTGCAGCCAATTGTTGCTCACCTAAGATACTATAATGATTTAGATTCCATTCATGTCGGCGATCTGTATCTGGGGCAGGAACTTCGATATAAATCTTACCACCTTGTTTTAATATACGATTGTATTCCATTAAACTAAAGATAGGATATGGACTATGCTCTAGTGCATGACGTAAAAAGATAAAATCTACACTTTCATCAAAATATCCTTCTTTTTGCGGCAAAAAGCTTAAATCATATGTTTTAATAGTATGACCTTTACTTTCACATATTTTGATATCACCAGGACTTAGTGTAACGCCGATAACATCAGTGTAACCTCGTTCCTTCATCTCATCTAAGAAATAGCCAGGGCCACAACCCAAATCTAAGATTTTACTAGCTTTAGGTAGATCCATTGGATCAATATATTGTTTAATAACTTGAGAAGTTAGTTGTTTATGAAACTGACTGTCACCTTCTTCATAAATATGAGCAGTGTAAAGCCATTCGTTATAGAATTTAAGTTTAAGTAAGTCTAGTGTGTTGTTGATATCAATCATTTAGAATCCTGTAATTTGATATTATTACTTATTCTAATTGATGAGGCTGAAATTATTTTCTTTTGTAACCTTTAAAGGGTTTAACAGTACTTTTAATATTTGTACTATCCAATTCTTTACTTTTTAAGTCGCCCTTATTTAAATCGTGATATTCTGATCCTGCCGCTTTATATGCCATCATTAACATATCACTTTCTTGTTGTGTATAGGGTGCGGCAACATCGTATCTTCCAGCCCAACTTTCACTATCTATGTCTGGTATAAAAGTTCCATCAGTTGAGGCAGCAGCCATCATTATTCTATTCAATTCATATATACGGTCGGCTGCATTTTCATCACGGAACTTATGCAGGCCTTTTGTAGACATTTGTTTTCTATTTCCTATTTTTCCGATTTTAGCTTCGGATATAAATTCATTTGCTCTCATCTTTTATATCCTTTGAATCCTTTAATTGGCGACTGAGTTAATGTATCATCCATCTCATCACTTCCAGGAGTACTTACCATTTTCTTACCGGATTTCCCAACTTTCTTTAATGCTTGGTCAATAGTTTTACCAAGTTCTTTATCAAACTCAGATGACACAACTTGATGTTCTCCCCAACTACTTTCTGCCCTAAACTCCGGCTCAAATCCATTCTTTACATTATCGTTGCCACCTTCGCCCCTTACTGCGGCAATCGCTACACCAAAACGATATAAATCGTAGAAGTCATTGTTCTTTAACTCTGGAATAACATATGTGTTAGGTAGGGACATAGTTGCTAAATCTAAGCCATCGTGTACTTTACTCAATGTTGTTTCAGTAATAAATTCTTTTGCTCTCATTAAGATTCCGTTGTTAATATCAAATCAGTTTCAGTACCCAACAGATATCCACTAGCATATCCGTCCAATGCTATCTCATCGCCGGTTGTAGGAACTACGTTTGGATAAGTAACTACTGCTGAGATAAAATGTTCTAGTACAACATTTACTATAGGATTAATTAATACTCTAACATTGCCGCCTGATACGTCCATGTCATAACGACAAATATAATTACCCTGGAATAGTGTTGAATGACCACTGAATCTAACCCCTGCTAAATTATTAGTAATAGATGAACTAAGTGTAATATCCTGCATGTCAGGAGTTCCTGGATCACTTGAACGAATTTGAAATTGGCCCTGATAAAATTGTGATGTGGGAATTTCAAATATTACTTGGTTTGGCGCGTTTCCTACAGTGTAGGATGTGGAAATAAGAGTAGTAGTAAGGAATAAATTACTGAAGTTATTATTAATTTTATTAAAAGCTACACGTAATGGATCACCATTACCGTCATTTGCTGTTGCACCAATATTAATATATTCTTGGTCACCATATGGTCCGGTTGATAACTCTAATGGAGTAGGAACACTTAATGGCGTACTAGGAGTAATTGTAAGACTTGATTTACTATCGAATGTGTTAGTAATATAAACATTACCGATGTTAAGCGTATTTGTATTACCAGTTGAAGTCTCAGTGGTGTTGTTAAATGGATCTACTATTTCTACTAATTCACTATTACTTCCGGTTAATGTAAACAGGTTGGCAAAATTATTATTAATTTTGTTAAAAGCTTCACGTAATGGATCACCACTACCGTCATTTGGTAAGCTTCCTGTATCAATAATTTCCTGCGTCATAATAAATCCTAAACCTATATAGTATTTATCAAAAGCCGAACCAATTCTTCTTTGGGGCTTCAATAACTATAGGGGTTTTACTACGCTGTATCTCTTGTAAAGCACGTATTGCTTCCATTTTAATTTGATTGTCTGAACTCTTGGTTAGGTCAATCAATACACTTATTCGTGCCGCTTCACTCATCGTGGCATCTCTGCTTATAGACTTCTGTGCTTCTAAATATAACTGAAAATCATTGTTGGTAGCGCAGCCGGCTAACAATACACACAATAATATCAAATACTTCATAATATGCTATTATTTTACGTTGTCAAATATCTTTTTCTGTTCATTATACCAATCTTGCCATCCATCTACTTTAGTTGAGCATTCATAATATAGTGAATAGTTATGTACAATAACCTTAAGCATTTCAGTAATAGCTACTTTATCGCCCTCAATCTTTTTAAGATTTTCGCATTTTTTCATTAGTTCAGGGGTAGCGTTGGGGAACTTTTGTTTTACAGGAACTACTGTTGTACATCCGGCTAATAATAGAAGTATTAATAGGTATTTCATTTTGTAGCCGCCTTATTCAACTCAGTAGCTTGATTATGTAAGTCTATGATTTCTTTAGGAACTGGGCAGTTCTCAATATACTTGATAACTTCCTCTTTTTTGATTACTTCTTTATCAACGTACTTGATAATATCTTTACCCTTTTCACGTACAACCTTGGTTTTTTCTACAATCTTTTCTTGTATTTCAATGTTTTTGTTAGCAGATTGTGCTTCAGCTTTTGCTACTTTAGCTTCCATTTCTTTGACTCTGAGTTCCCACTCTTTATAGTCAGCTAATCCTCCCTCAAGATATACACCTAATACTAACACTAGCAGGCTTATTACCTGAATAGCTAGTTTATAAGTTTTAACAAAAGGAATGAATCCTAGGACGAATCCTGCGATTGTGCCCAAAATACCTAATCCAAAGATTATATGTATTGCGGCTTCTGGTAGTATTGATAGGATGAACATAGTACCCTTATTTATGCTTCTTATGTTGTATCATATCCAAAGTGCAATCACATTTATTTCGGGTACATTCAACTGAGGTAGTTGCGAATAGAATTTCATCATAAATCGACCATTTTTGTCCCTCTCCGCATATTGCCCGTTGTATAGTATCATGTGATATGCGTATGAACTTTTTACCTGCATCACAAAGATAACCGTTAAAATTATCTTCCCCTCGCTTTATAAAATTGATAGCATGATCCTTTTTAGTTGATCCGTCACTATAGGTAAACTGTAGTTGTCCGCTGTGATATGTATAT